TGAAGGATAAGGAGGACAAGATGAAGTCGTTAGAAACAATGAAGGATAAGGAGGACAAGATGAAGTCGTTAGAAACAATGAAGGATAAGGAGGACAAGATGAAGTCGTTAGAAACAATGAAGGATAAACTGTACCATATAGTTGATGGCCAGATAATTGAAGGCCCGAATAAGAAAATGAGCGGCGATTGCTCTGGGTTGACAGGTGATTGCACTGTGTTGGTTGGCAATGGCTCTGGGTTGACAGGTGATTGCACTAATCTTTTTGGTTCTTTGGACTTCATCCCAATGAACATGAGGGAATCATTACCAAATTTAAGAGAATTGGGTTATGTGCTCAAGTTTAGAGCAGATTCAAGTTTAAGGGAGTGGGTTTGGGAAAACAAAACATGGTTAAAACGCATGCGAATATATCAACCCGAAAAACAAACAATACAACTAGAAGAGAAAAAAACAATACAACTAGAAGAGAAACAAACAATACAACTAGAAGAGAAACAAACAATACAACTAGAAGAGAAAAAAACAATACAACTAGCGGAGAAAAATCAGGATCACTTTTAAGAATACTAACAAAACAAGGAGAACAAAATGAAGCCGCTTAAAATAATAAAAAACAAACTGTATTATAAATTTGATGGGGAAAAAATTGATGGTCCAAACGGGAGTATGACTGGTGATTGCTCTGGGTTGAGTGGTGATTGCACTTGGTTAAGGGGTGATCTGGATGAAATCCCTATGAAGGATCGGGAATTGAAACCAAATCTGCCTGATTGGGTTGAAGGATAAAACAAGGAGGACAAAATGATTATCACTTTAGAAAAAGATGAGATGCTTGGGAAACCATTTCCGGCTATTCCTCTAGGTTGGCAATTTATAGTTGGCGGTGCTGTCAGGTCTTGGTTTTGCGGAGAAACACTGTCTGACATCGATTTAGCGTTTAACGACGAGAAACAGATGAAAGCCTATTCCGAAATTCTTGAAAAAGCAGGCTATAAAAAAGTTTTCTCTCACGAGAACGCTGATACATTTAAAAATGGCTCGGTCATTATCCAAACTTTAAAGAAATACTGGACAGATATAGATTCTATGTTTCGCTCTTTTGACTTTGACTTGTGCTGTTTTGCGATTGATTCACAGGGCTGTATTTTCACAACTAAAAAAGCAGTTTTATCTGTGTTAAGAAAAAGGCTGTCCGTCAATACGATTCAATCTGGCTATGAATTAGATTCTTTGCGTAGGGCTTTTAAGTATTTTGAGAAAGGATACAAGCCTTGCTACGGTTGCTTGCATGACATCGCAAAATCTTTAGGCATGGACGAAGAGACTTTAAAAAAGCAAATTGAATTTTATGCAGACGGATCGGCCAGAGTGATTCGTTTTGATTAAAACAAGGAGGACAAAATGAGACAAATCACACAAGAAGAATTTGATGCGCTGCCAGTTGTTTATGATCGGAAACAATGTCCTGCATACACTGATTATTCGTTGATTACAGTAATACCAGATAACTGCGTCTTTGGTGGAGGATGTCGTTTCGGTGAAGCGAGTAGCTTCGGTAATGCGTGTAGCTTCGGTAGGGAGTGTAGCTTTGGTAGAGGATGCAGCTTCGGTGGATGGTGTCGCTTCGGTGAAAAATGTATTTTAGGTGGATCGTGTAGCATCGGTGGGTGGTGTCGCTTCGAGAAAGGATGTATCTTAGTTAGAGCAAGACTTTGCTGAACTCAAGGAGCGGATCAAGCAGTTTGAATGAAGAATGATCAAGAGGGGCCTTTACTCAAAGTAGTTGCTAACAGCACCAAATGTGTGTATTGCTTGTTTATGAAATGGAAATCAGTCAAAAATTACGAAGAAAGATATGAGGTTTCTGATTGTGGCATAATTAGAAAGGTTCCATGCAAGTCAGTAATTGGTCAATGGATTAACGATCAGGGATATTGTTTAGTTAGACTTTCAAACCCAAGAGCAGTGTTTCGTGTTCATCGATTAGTTGCAGATGCTTTTATCCCCAATCCAGATTTGTTGCCATGTGTCAACCACATCGACTGCGTTCGTCATAACAACCATGCTTGTAATTTAGAATGGTGTACTCAGTCGCAAAACATTGAGCACTCGGATCGGCTTGGGCGGATGAAACGTGATTACTGGAAGGGGAAGAGGTCGCCAAATGCTAAATTATCAGATCAACAAGCGGACGAAATAAGACAGATGTATGTGAAAGGAAACATATCTTGGGAAAAATTGGCCAAGATGTTTAAGACTAACAAACGAACGATTGGGCGAATTGTGCGAAGGGAAACATATATTTAATTATGCCCCAACAAACTGGATGCCACTGCCTGATGCGCCAAAGGATGTGTTATGAACCTTAAAGGAGGTATTGTGCATCTTAATCAAGGAACAAGAAAAGCAAGAAAAAATCATCGATGTGAGCTTTGCGGCTTAAACATTCTTGCAGGAACAAAATATGAATTTCATAGTTGGGTTGACAGCGGTTCAGTTTATGAAATGAAATATCACCAGATATGCTTGGGTAAAATTTCACACTGGAAAAATGATGACTGGGTTGATTGGGATTTTGATTATGAATGGTTCAGAAGTGAATACAGTATAACTCAAGAACTGATTGATGGCGGCACATGGGTTCCCCGTGAAGCACTGGATTTTCAACAACTAGAAAGAAAAAAACATGAGCGAAATTAAACAATGGGATGTTGTCTCTTACGGACAAAACTTAGGAATAGTAACGCAAATATATTATGATGATTTGCTTAAAACAGAGTTGGCCTCAGTGTTTAGTCCAACAAATATACGGTTCATGGATTACAGAATCGATTCTTTAAAAAAAGAGCATGATAAAGTAGCCATAGCACCATCCATGGTCATGTCTCGCAGTAGCGCCACCGGAATTATACGCCGTGTTGTAATGACATCGCTATACACGTTTGAAGAATACCAGTTTGCGCGTGATAACTATTCGACAGAAGAAGTAACGTGGTCATGGCCGTATAGTATTACAAGTCTGGTGATCGTTGATAAGACTTAACAACCCGCCCCGATGGGGCAAAACGAAAGGTAATAATATGTTACAAAAAGTAACAAGCACTTTTAAACACGACGACAATGGTAATCCAGCCGGCGGTAGTACTACTGGTACAGGGATTGATATTCAATGGCAAGACGGCCCTTTAGGCCCTCCAGAAAATAGACTTCCAGCTAATGGCGCATTTATAGAAGGAGTAATTCAAGCGGCAATTGAACGATTGGAGTTTTTCCAACATTCAAAATTCTCATGCCGCGAAAATGCAATTGCTTTAACGCATTTGGAGACAGCTTTATTGTGGCTACAGAAACGAACGATGGACAGAGAAATGCGCGGCGTTGAAGGGCAGCATAAGATTTAATAACCCGCCCCGATGGGGAATGAAGAAGGAGAAAGAAAATGCAATTAACAGACAAGGCAAAGCAATTAATCAAAGAGTTGGAGAATGAGGAAGAAGAAATTAGTGAAGAGCTAGTCTCTATGCACCACTCCTTAGAAGATTTTTACTACAATCTTTTTGATGGAGGCTACATAAAACTTGAAGAATGGCTTGAAGGTGATGATCTCATCAAAGTAAAAAATGCTGTTGAGGTCCTCCTAAATTTCAAAAATAAATTGCCTGAGGTTTAAAACTTTTTTCTTCCCAGCCTGAACGTCCGCCTCACGCGGTGTAGTCTCTGACGAGAGACTCTAGGGCTGGGACGATGAAATCACGGGGCAGCGCGGACGGTGACGCGCAGGTGGGGCGCTACCTCCATAAGCATCGCGACCTAGGAATCGTAAGAGTCGTGCAGGGAGCCGGTTCAATTCCGGCCCCCGTGAATATAATGGAGATTTTATGACAGAAAAACATCACTGCCCGATGACATTACGTATGATAACAATACAAACAAGGAGCCAGCATGATAACCAACTCACTGCGTAACATAATCAACCAAATCGATTGCTCGAAAGAGCCTAACGAGATCCTCAACGATAAATGCGAGCTTCGTAAAGCGATACTGCATAAAGTCATTGACGTGTTTGAAAAGGAAGGCCTGCCGCTTGAGCGTGTGCCTCCGCCTAAGCCTGATCCCGTAGACCATATTCACCCAGGATGGGCGATGATGTGGAGATCAAAATGAAAAAAATTGAGCGCTTGGATATTCTTGAGGAATTGGACAATCTCAAACGTATTATTGAAGAGAAGTCTATTAAAATTGAGGGTTTTGAATACGACACTTTAGAATTTATTCAGCTTATCCGCGATGTCATTGTAGCACAAAAAGAAATGTATTTTTCATTATTGCATCAGAGAGAAGGTAAAGATGTCACAACGCATTAAGTCCGGAGCGTACTCAAGGAACGCTGGCGCTAGGTTTGAGCGAGAGTGTGCTAGCTGGGTAAGATCGATGGGGTTTGATTGTTATCGTTCAGCCCAGGTCAAGCAAAATAATAACGCTCACGATTTGACTTCCGACACGTTTCCATGGGTCATTGAATGTAAGTGGCGTGCAAACTACAGCCTGCATCAAATATGGGATGATCTTTGTTTAACTGCTAGTCACTCCAGGGATCGTCCTCCCATGCTGCTTTGGAGGCACGCTTGCCGGTCAATGCTTGTATGCTTAAACATTGCTGGTCTAAAGCCAATACCAGAATTGCATGAATATGCGTTCCTTAAAGCTAAATCTGAGAGGGGCACTTTTTGGAATTTATTTGAGCCACCAGCATCAAAATTCTTTTATAAAGAACGCGCCATAATTGTTTTTGATTCTGATTTTTTTTCTAAAATAATTGTAAAAAATTTGGATTTTTTAAAATCTTAGTTAAGAAAGTTTTATATGTCTGAAGGCAAAACAAAAAGACAGCAAAGATTGCTTGAGGAATATTTAAAAGAAAAACAAATAGAGAAACCCGAAGGGCTTGGCTTTGTAGATTTTTTTGAAAAGGTTGATGATGCAGATTGGCGCCCTCTTTCAATTGATCAAACCATGGCATTAACCATAAAAGATTTTTTAACAAACAGGCGTATCATGGGAAAAATTCAAGTTGAAACTCGGTATTTTTATTTCACAACGTATGAGCAGGATAAGAAAAACTTGCAAATAAAATATCCTAACAACCCAGTCATTTGCCTGTCTCAAGTGTTGGGTAATTGGCTAAGCAAGCTTAATGATCCCCTGACTTCAATCGATATTTTTGTTTTGGGAACAATGGGCGCAACGCTATCGGGCGTAAAAGAGGGAGTAGATTATGAACCATTCGCATAATGATAATCAACATCACAGTTCGTATTCCATCTGCACTAGGATCCCTCCAGAGATCTACAATGCCATGGTTGTTTTTATGGATAGGTATGGTCATGAGGTGTTTGGTGATGAGTACAAGTGGAGAAACAAGCTAAACATGAGCAAGCTTATCTTGTCCGCCACGGTCAGGTTTATGGACTGGTTTGTTGCGGAGGGATCGACCAAGCCGCTTGAGGGCGGTCTCGGGGAACTCATTGGAAATGGGAAAAACTATGAAACTTTTTAAGCATCAAGCAGAAGCTTTGCAAACCTTTTGGACATTGCCCAGTGGACCAAACGCCTTCGGCCTTTTTGACGAGCAAGGTCTTGGCAAAACTTTTACGATGTTGTGCCACCTAGCGAAGCTTTGTAAGACCACGCCTATCTTTCCAGTCTTGATAGTTTGTCCCAAAAACGTCATGCCCGTATGGCAAAAGGAAATCCTATCTTTTTCGAAAGATTTGTCTGTCATGCTAACAGGGCCAATCAAGGGAAGGCAAAAAGCCTGGGCGGCCATGAGGGACAAGGAAAGGTTTTTCATCATAAACTATGAGGGGTTTAGGAGTATAGATTTTGGTGACGCATTGCCGACCACGATCATTTGCGATGAGTCACACAGGATGAAATCGATCAAGTCGTTGGTGACAACGAAATTCCTTAAGGTTCGAGATTCGGTTCCGAACAAATTTATTTTATCCGGCACGCCGATAGGCCGATCTCCCGAGGATATATGGCCCCAGGCCGAGTTCATCTGTCCGAATTCTCTGGGCTCCATTTGGGCGTTCAGAAGCCGGTACATAGCCAGTCGAGAGATTACGTTGAAGAGCGGTAAGAGAGTTAAGATTCCTGTTGGAACAAAGAATATGATGGAGCTAAATCAAAAGCTTTCCGCTTTTTCAATACGGCGAACAAAGAAAGACTGTCTGGATTTGCCTGAAAAGATCTATCAAACCGCCTACGCTTTTATGGAGGGCGAGCAGTTAAAAGCCTATCAAGCCCTGGCAAGTTCTTTAAAGGCCCAGCTTCAGGACAAAAGCATTGAGATGTCCAATGCGCTTGTCCAGCTTTCAAAGCTAAGGCAAATTCTTCAAGGATTTCTTTACACTGACACGGGGACAATCACGTTTGAGAAAAACGCAAAACTTTTGGCCTTGTTCGACTTGTTCGAAGACCTCTTAATTTCGAACAAAAAAATAATTATCATGTCCGAATTCATTGAAGATATAAAAATTCTTGACAACTTTTTAAGAGAGTATACAAAAGAGCACAAAAAGGAAGGTGAAGTCTGGGATGTTTTTATTTACGGAGGAGAGGCTCAAGAGCGCAAGCAGATTGAAGATGCTTTCAACCGTTCAAATCAAGCATTCCTGATTTCAACGATCGGAAAAATAAAGGAAGGTGTGACGCTGACAACTTCGTCGGTCATAATTTACTATGCCAATACATATAACTACATCAGTAGGGCCCAGTCTGAGGATAGGATCCACAGGATTGGGCAGTCGAAAGATTGTATTTATATCGATCTGGTCGTAAGTGAATCGATTGATGAGGCTGTCTTGTCTAACCTTCACGGCAAACGCAAGATGGCTGATGCCATAGTGGATGGCGTCATCTCGGAAGGCGGAATGGAGCGGGAAATTTTAAGCCTGCTCAAAGGAGACTGAACATGATGGAACTTGTAGAAAAATTGGCTGGCATGGCCGATAACATTGGAGCTGACAGAGCCCCTTTTGATGATGTCAAGCCTGAACTGGAAAAGCTGGCTAATCATCTGGCGTTCCTTCAGGGCGAGAAAGACGGTCTTGAGGATAGGCTATCTCAAAAGAACGCGGAGATCGTTAACTGTCAAAACCAAATTTTGAAACTCTGGGGCCCGTACATTGAGGGGTGCAATCGATCAGAGTTGAAATTGAATGACGGCTTTCTCAAATCGGAACTTGTTCTCAATACTTCCGTTGAGGACATGGATGAGGTTGTGAAATGGCTGGAACAAAATCAACCCGATGTTTTGAGACTCCAAGTCCACCATTCAACTCTCAAATCAGTAGCAAAGAAAAGACTTGAGGCCGAAGGCGAAACAATCCCAGGTCTCAAATACAGCACATTCACAAAAGTTAAAGTATCTTTTTAGAAAGAAGTTTATGAATACATTTGAAATTAATAATCCAGAAGTCCAAGCAATTGTCTTTCGAGTTCTCTTTACTGAAGAACTTTTTAATTCTTCAGATGAGACGTACGCAAGCAAGCCTAGAGTAGAATTTAAGCGCGACCTGGCAAAGCCTGTCATGAAGTGGAAAGCCGCATTTGATAAAATCACTAAATACGTTGTTGTTAATCCGAACGGAGAAGTCGTTGATTTGATTTCAAAGTCTGAATTGAAAGACTTTAAAGTCACTGAAGACGCAAGGCTTTCCGGTGAGCAAAGACTTTCAACCGACGGAGTCCTTGAAGTCGATCGTGAAATGGCAAAAGCCTTCAAGTTCTACTTGTCACAGCGCGACAATCTTCCTTTGCCTGAATCTTCTGATGCCTTTCAGATGCTCGAACAATTTGAGAATTTTTGCAACGGGGAGGGTGTATGAGCGATAAATTTTATGGTTTGAAAACAACCATTGATCTGTCTACGTTGCAGGCTCTTTTAAACAAGGCGGCTGGATCGGATGACTACGAGCGATGGTGGAGAGAGGAGCGCGATAAGAATGACGCTCTTGAATTGGAAAACAGTAAGCTGAAGGCCGAGCGTGATGACATCGAAAGATGGTGGGAAGAGTCCGTGGTTAAAGTAAACGAACTGACGCAAAAAATTGATTCCTACAAAAACACTGAGAATGTTTCTCAGTAATAACAAACAAACAACAAGAAAGGTAAACTTATGACTGAAAACAAAGAACTCGCATTAAGCGCAGATGCCGACGTGCAGCAATGGGGAATGTCGCTTGTCGCTGAATACGGAAGTGGAGTCGAGGTCGACACCAAGATCTATAAAGTCCCGACGATAAAATTAGGGACCTCTTCAAGCGATGATGTGAAAGCTAAAATTGTTTCTGAAGGTGATTTTTATTCACCGGAATTCGGGAAGAATTTTGGGCAGTCCGTATGGTGTATTCCCGTCAAGATCTCAATGTCCTCAGCGATGATATATTCGAAAAAAAAAAGCCGCGGATTTGGGGAGACTCTCTTCCTGAAGGTCTTCAGTCTTTAGCAAAAGAGATAAAAGAGCGTAGCCTTATTTGCAAAACCAATGACATGGTGAATGGGATGTTTGAAGGCGTGAAGTGCGAAGCCTGTCCGTTTGGAGAGAACCATAGCTATTGGGAATCGAAAGAGCGCCCTCCACATTGTGTCAAGTCGAACGACGTTTATGGCTTGTTTTCCTCTTCGATTGAAGATGGTGAATGGTTGCCTGGCATCTTGCGGTTTAGCAAGAAAAAAAATCCCGCCTTCAAAAAATTTAAGGATTTAACTGGATTGGCGGCCCAGGCATTTTTGCCACCGTCTAAAAGGAAGCCTTTATTTTTCTCGGCCTACAACTTTTCATCTTACGAGACTACCGATGGGACATATATGTATCATTCGATTAAAGAGCAGATTTTGAAAAGTCCTTTAACAAAAGAGCAACTCGCTTCTGTGGCTCCGCTTATTGAAGTCTTTATTAAAACCTTAGCGGATCAGAAATTTGAAGCGAAGGTTGATGATGAATTAGAACCGGCTCCAGTTGTTAGCGAGACGGTTAGCGATGGAAGTCCTCAAGGATTTGACCCTGAAGATCCATTTGCATGATAGCTTTTCCACACCACAGCATTCCCCGCCGTGCCTCCATCACGGCGGGGTTATTTTTATAACAACCAAAAGAGGTCGCGGCTCTTATGGATTCAAAGTTTATAAATTTTGTCATGACCAATGGGGTCTTGACAGAGAAACACAGGCAAGAACTAAAAACAAAAAGAGGGTTTCCTGACAGTGCTATTAACAGCTTGAAATTTATTTCAACGGGAAGTTACTGGGCAAAGCACTTCCGTGAAGGGGACTGGCCGGAAGATAAAAAGAATTGGCTCTTGTCCTCTCAGGATGACGGCAGGGTTATCATTCCTTTTTTTGATTCGGCTAATAATGTCATCTTCTTGAGGCCGCATAAAATGGGCTTTAAGGCCGAAGGCCTGGAGCTTTATGTACCGTATCCGATTTATGAACAAAAGGAATTTACAACCTTAGTCATTGCGGAAAGCGAATTCAAAGCGGCAGCCTCTACCTACATGGGAATTCAGGCCGTTGGCATACCAGGAATCAATACGTTCGCCGGAGAATATTTTGAGAAATTGCGGGCTTTTATATCTGCCAATCCAAAGATTGAGCGGATAGTCATTTGCTTTGATAATGAAGTCAAGGACAAGCCAGGGTTCGGTAATTACAAGGCCAACTATAAAGATCGATACGAGACTTTATACTGGTCTTATGCAATGGCAAGGATGATTTCTGAATCCTTCCCTGATCGACAGGCTCTGGTTGCTACATTGCCTGATGATTGCATGATTGATGGCAAAGCTGACATTGACGGAATGTTAGCAATGGGGCGAATCAGTGACTATCGTGATTGCATAGAGAAAGCCGTTCGCCATGAAAAGTACAGGGCTTCATGGAAAATGCCACAAAGCCACATTTCTTTTCTTTCAAGAAGAATTGACCGGAACTTTTATAAAGGCCCAGTCGTCGAGATCGGGAACCGTCTTTTTATTCGAGATTTCAAATCCAGCGATGAAGATGATGACAAGGTAAAGCTGAAGCCGGTAACCAATTTTCGGATGGAAATCGTTCAAACCATGAAAGAGGGAATAAATATCCAGAGACTTATTCGCTACGTGTCCGATTACGGAAACTCGGAACCGATTTTGATTGACGCTGAGTCCATGACTTCAAAGGCTAATTTTACAAAGTTTTGTTACAAGAATGGTGACTATCGCTTTATTGGCAATGAGGCGGACATGTTGGCGATATGGGATTATTTGTTCATGCACCAGGATGGCCGGATCGTAAACAGGCTTCAATTCTACGGGTACAATCAGGAGCTGGATACCTGGTTTTTTGAGAACGCCGCTTATGGCCGTGATAAAGTTTATGACGTTGATGAGAATGGGATTGTTTGGATTAACGAAGAAGGCTTCAAGCTTTTTGACAATAACGATTTGGACAATGGGAAAAGCAGGCTGTCCTCTGATGAGGATCGAAACGCATCTCCAAGGCTCACAAGCAAAGCCCCCTATTTTACGCTGTCAGATATTTACAAGCACTTATCGGTGCTGAAGGGCAAAGACAAAGCCAGCATGATGCTTGCCTGGACGCTTGGGCACTTCTTTATTCCAGAGATCACCAAAGAATTAAACTATCCCTTCATGTTCTTTCACGGCGCTCAGAACCAAGGTAAGTCCACTACTGCGAGATGGATTAGTTCCTTCTTTGGATTTGACATTAAAGGTTATCCCGTCAGGGGATCGAGCATGCCAGGGATCCAACGCGTTTGTTCTCAATATTCGTGCCTGCCAGTTTGGCTGGAAGAATATCGAAACGACAGAAGCATTGACGAAAAGAATGCTTTTTTCCGCTCAGTCTATGACGGGTCAACTATCGTAAAGGGGCAGCCAAGGCCTAACGAGATCATGACTATTAAGGCCAGGTCCAACATACTTTTTTCAGGGCAGGAATTCCCTAACGACTCGGCCTTAAATTCAAGATGTCTTCATTTTAATTTCTCCGGAAACGATCCGAAAGGCCTTGAGTCTTTTAAGTGGATGGAAATGAACAGGGAATATTTTAATTATTTTGGGCATGAGATTCTTCTTAACCGAAAAGTTTTGTGGCCAAAGATCCACGAGAAAATAAAAGAGAATCTTGTTTTGTTCGCTGATCGAAAGATTGAGAATCCAAGAGCCATCAAGCATTCATCCATTCTTGGAGCAATAGCTTCCGTTCTTTTTGAGTCGTCCGTTGAAGGTGATGAGTACATGATTTCAATGACGATTGATTCAATCCAGCAAAGGGAAAAAGAAAAAGAACTAAACGTGTTCTTTGATGACATTGTCTCGGTGCATCAAGGAAGAGGATGGGGCTTCCCGTATTACGATGTAAGATCGGTTCCGTTATTACAAGACGCTTTTAATCAAGCCTACGTTATGGTTCTTTATTTTAATTCAATTTATATTGAATGGTTCCGATCTATGGGTAAGCAAAGAAATGACATTCCAATTTCGAAGTCAACGCTACTGTCAAACCTGGAGTGCGAGAATTACTTTATAGGCCGTGTATCTGTAACGGAGAACGAAAACGCCGGAGGCAGCGGAAGAGGCAAGGCCGGATGGTTAATAAACCTTGCTCACGATGAAACCCCGAAAGTTTTATTTGAGCTTTTGTCTGACGTTGAAAGAATAAAGCTAAAGTCTTTTCAAAACAATCCTGCCGCTAAGTCTGTCAAGTTGATCGACTTAGACAAGCGGGCATTTTTAAGGAGCTAACATGAAAGATGATAGAGTCGATAGTTTGACATACGAAGAACTCAAGCTGGATCCGGATAAGATATTATTTGACCACATTGGGACAAGAATCGAAGATAAAAAAGGGCTGGAAAGAAGGCTCGAAATTTTTAGTTGGTACGTGAAAGCCTATGAAGAAAAAGCAAAAAGGTTGCCTATTCGAAATGAGCTTCTGGTACTTTTGATGAAAGTTAATCCAAAGTACTTTTCTACATTCCTCTCAGTTTCTGACAGGGATTTAATTAAGGACTTGAAAGATGCGTGGATCGGACGGATCCTGACAATTAGCGATGTAAATTCTTACGATGAAGTGATTGAATACAAAAAGACCTTGTCATCGCCAGGGGATTACGTTTCAATTAATCCTGATTCAACTTTCTCTTTAAACATTCCAAAATATCCAGCCCTGTGGGCCGTTGGCGTTGGTAATCTTTTGGTAAAAGATGAAGACTTTGATTTGTTAAAGCTGGCACGTGAGGCTGGCGAAAGACAGATTCGATAACAAGTTTCACTGTCAACAGTTTGTGGCAGTCCGCGACCTGTCACAAACCTAAGACTGCCTGAAAACAACAAGCCCCCAAATCTGAAAAGAAATGGGGGTTTTTGTTGTGAACACAAGGAAACAAGGAAGGAAACCTTGCATTCTGCTTCTCGGGCGGCTGGGAGAACTTAAAGCCAAATATCCATCGCTTGGAAACTTTCAACCCAAAAAATCAAACAAACGTTTCTTTCGCCTTCTTCGTCAAAGGATTCGACTTCTCTTTCAATAGGGTCATCCAAAAGATCTTTAAATTCAGGACACGGGTTTGTCGGCATTGGCCACCGGATCGGCATTGGCTTTACGTTCGTTGCGCAGGCGCTCAGCAAGCTTGCGAATAGCCAAGCGCCGATCATAAAGAATTGCTTTGTTTTCTTTGTCATATTGTTTTTGAGCAGAAAACTTTTTGTTAATCTCTTTCAGGATTTTTTCTGCTTCATTCCTTGGCCGAATCCAATAAGCCAAAAGACCAAAGCCTAAAAGCACTGCCAAGATTTCAAGCATCGCTTTCATTCTTATTTTCCAAAAAGGCCTTTGCCTTTTGAAAGAGCATCTCGAAGAGCCCAGAATCCCGCTCCGCCAAGAGCGAATTGTAGGTTATCAAGATTGCTACTAAGATTGAAACCGTTACCATCCAAAGCGTCAATAAGAATCTGTAAAACAGATACCAAAACAAGAGCGACACCAACGACTTTAGTTTTCGCAGTTTGAATTTTAGATTTTTCTTGAACAGGCATTTACGCCTCCGTTTTCTTTATAGTGAATCTCTTAAGGACTCTTTAAGTCCTTCTTTGACTCTTCCCGTTAGACCTTCCTTTTTCTTTGTCTCATACTCTTCTTTTTCTTTCAAGGCACTTTTTGCGCCCGACCTTCCAAATGCTGCCAAATTCAAATACGTTATGAAAGAATCGTCAAATTCTTTCATGTACTTTTTACCCTCGGGAGTTTCCCAGAAGAACTTGTCTTTTCCCTTTCCGTCTGGCTGCTCGGTGAAAGCGTCAAAAGTACGGTAAATCTGGAGCGACCCAGCAAATCCTGAGTTGGCTGCTGCAAGCTTCTCAAGGCGTTCCCATTTCTTTTCAAGCTTTGCGTCATATTGCCGCTTTTTCTTTCCGGACTCTGGAGCTTCGCCTGTAATTTTGTCAATAAACCCTTCCCCTATTCCCATGGTTTCCATGATTATTTGTCCGAAGGTCCACCCGTTCCCAAATGATTGACCGGTGAAATCTTTCCAGAACGGAACATAATCGCCTATCCCAATCCGGATCGGGGTTCCAACTTCTCGGTTTACCGCGTTAAATAGCTCTGAATAAGCAACCGTATTGGTCAGGGCGCTAGTTGCTCTGGCAACCCCCTCAATGTCCGCCATCTGGGGTAGATCTCCGTATACGGTCGTGAAGACGTTTGTGACATGGGACATGAATTGGCCGGCAAACCTGAAAAACGGGTTTTTGGCAAATTGCCCACGCCCCTGCTTGGACATGTTCCCATAAATTCTATCGGTCATAAAATCGGCATAGAAAGCCGCTTGCTCATCACCGAGGCCTTGGGCTTTCGCCTCAGAGTGGAACGTCAAAAAATTGTGCTTTGCAAACATTACGTCGGCTTTGTTTATTGCCCATTTTCCAATTTTCAGCATGGTCTCATGGGCATCGCCGACCTTCTTCAAAGACTGCCTCGCCTTTTCTCCCTTTTCTCCAATAGCCTTCAGTAAAGGCATGTCGTCAGGCGCATTCTTCATTCCCTCAAAAAGCCCTTTCCAGAACTTAACGTCATTATCAAAGTCCATAGAAGTGTGATCGCGGAGCTTTATGTTTGCCGATTGCTTAACAACGTCATCGGAGGTCTGTGAAGCAAAGTTCATAACCGACTTTACGGCATGGGCGGGAGATAGGGCAAAGGTTGCTGGAAGCGATCCTGACTGCTTGAGCATGGTTGGGACAGAATTCAGCAAGATCGAGCGGAAACGCATGTTGCGAACTGTGTCCAAGACGGCCCCAGTTACACCTTCATTATCCTCAAATTTTCCAGCGTTCCTGACCATCTCGTCATTGAATTTTGATAAAAACTCCTGAGTCTTTGGCGGGGCCCAAATCTTTGCTCTATCGATCATAGATGCCAGGCCGGCCTTATGAACAACGGATGAGGCTTGCTTGACGTAATCTTGAAGGATTTCATCCCATCCATATTCCGTTTGGACATCTTCAAGAACTCGCGTTTGCTGCTTCTTGATTCCAACATTAAGGTCCCTAGACCGGCCCTTGGTGTGCTCCTCAAGGTACTTCGGTGAAAAAGTTGTCCTTTGAGAAAGTGGCGGTTCTTTTTGCGGAAGAATCTTCCGGAAATGGTTTTTCTCGACCATCTGATGGACGTAAGTTTCGCCTTTGTCATTTAAAGGCTTTAGCCCCAATGCCGTTCGGGTTTTGTTCACACGATCAAACCAGTCTCTCTGGGTTGCCTTAAAAAAGTTGGACAAAGCTTTTATCTCGGAAATTTTCTTAAGGCCTTCGGCGTCCGTGCCGTACTTTTCCTGCAAAGCGGTATCGTCAATGAAACCTTTTATTAATCTTCTTGCGTCAAAATCTTCTTCTGACTTGGGCTTGATATTAAAAGTCTTGCCAAGCTTTGGTGCGGCGACAACGTCATCAATGACTGCACCGTCAAGCTTTCGGTTCATATACATAAGCTTGGAAAAAGGGTTCCCGTAACCGTACTGTGCATCAATAACCTTGTCTGCCGACCTTAATAGGTTCGGAAGGTCCAAGTCTTTCCAGCGCCTCCATTCGGCTGGATCTCCAAAAGAATGAATCGATGACAAAAAATCGGCAAACTCAGTATTGTTTTTTATCATCATCGGATTTTCACTGCTCATCAAACTGTCAAGAACATTGTCGACTTCTTGCTTTGCTTTTGTTGCGAAAGCCGATTTGCCAGTCTCAGCTTGAGCGGTAACAATTGCCTTTGCCGAAAACCTTTCCGGCTCCCCAGCTCCGCGCCTTAAGTTCTCCATAATGCCGCGGCTTGGATTCCAGGCTTTGTCAGCAAATTCTTTTGCCTTCAAATATATTTCGCTGCCTTCCTTGGCGTTCAATGGCCTTTCATTTATCGTTTCTCGAATAAGACCTCTTAGGTCCGAAAGCTTAGAAGAGATTGCTTTTGCTTCATCTTTAAACAATTCTTTTTGAATCGGATCAGTCTCCGCCGCTGCCTCAGCCATCTTCTCCATGTACTCTTTTGAAAAGTATTGAATCTCTTTTTTGAAAGAATTTTCTTTCATCAAGGACCGGACAAGGCTTTGATCGACCCCTTCTGGAGGCTTGGCAAAAGAATCAAAAATATCAGACGGGGCTTCAGAAAATCTTTGGACAATAGATTTGTTTAGGTTTTTGTTACGAAAAGAAAAGTTTCTGATTAATTCATTATGATCTCTAAGAAAGCCAACCTCTCTCCAATTGACTTCTCCAGTTCCTCGCAAAGCCTTGAAAGCGGAGCCTAATTGATCGTCCAAATAGTTTGCGACCTGATTAACATCCATGCCAGTGCTGAAAACAATTTTTTTGTATGATTGCTTAACCTGCTTTTGAAATGACGCTTTGTGCTTGGGGATGCCTGCGGCGTCAACAAGATAGTCTTTCTTTGAGATTTCTTCAGGGCTTAAGACTCTTGCCGTTTTAGATCCATCGCTGGATGGCGCAAAAGCTTTTTCTTCAATGTCGTAAAACAAAGCTTTTGTTTTGTTATAAACTTCAGATGGATCAACCTTGGTCTTTCCCGACTTCTTTGTGGCAAGATCTGTTACTTTTTTTACACTTCTGTGGAAATGCCAATCGAGCGCCTTCTTTGTATCATTAGTCAGAGGACCAGTAATTAGCTTGGCAAAGTCTCTTCCTTCTTTTGAAGATACTGTTTCATGAATGGTTTGGCCAACGGCTTCAAAAGCCTCAGCGTACTTACCTTCGTCAACCAATTTCCGAAGTTCCGGATTGGTATTGTAAGCCTTGGCCAATGGCGCTCCGTCTTCTGTAAAAGCCTGTCTTGCCTTTAGAACAATATCCTCATCAGAAATCTTTTGAAGTAAAGAAGTGTCAGAATCTGATAGGACTTGATAAGGCTTTAATGCTGAATTCCCATGGAAACGCAACTTTCTGATAGTCGAAGCAGCAGAAACCATTTTATCATCGGACCCATTTTTTATGATCTCATCAAGAGATTCTTTTGGGACTGACAACAAAGTCTTTATGTAATTTTTTGTCGACTCTTGCGCCAGAAGGCCTTCGACGGATTGCTTATAAGACTTCAGATCCTTAGAAAACGCTGTCAGCGGAAGAGCGGCCCCAGCGGTGGTGAGCCCCCCAGCAATACCAGCGCCCATGGCTGAAAACGCAATCGCTCCAAATGCAGCTTCGCCAACGATGTCTGGGAAGTCTTGACCTTCAATTGCGGCCTGAGTCCCGCGAGAAAACCCGCCAACAACGCCGCCTTCAAAAGCTGCGCTTGCGGCCTGGGCCTTGATATTAGCTACCCTTGCCGATGAAAGAGCTGCCTTTGCGGACGCAATATCATCAACACCGCCGATTGATCTCGCGGCAATAACTCCGGCTTTGGCTTGCTTTACACCTTTGGCAGCAATCGTTGCCTTTTGCTGAACCTGCGCCAGCGTTCCCAATGACTTTCCCGCCTTGGCTACAGCCGGAGCGGCGGATCCGGCAGCCTTTAAAGTGGAGGCTGCGGACAATCCTTTTGCGGCAGCGCCAGCCGCTAAAAGAGTCCCCTTTATCAATGGAAAAGCCGTGATGTACCCTGTAACTAACTGGGTGGCAGTTCCGACGGTCGCAAGAGAAACGGCTTCTAAAAACTCTGGAGACTGAAATTCAGACGCTTTTGCCTTTGCAATAAAGTCAGAAACTTTAGGAGTCTGCTTGTCATAATCCGCTATCCCAAAAGTCGCTCCAGTAATGGCCTGTTCTTTCATGAAATTCAAAAGTGAATAGTTGTCAGTCAAATCCATCTTTGTTGCTGACATGCCTTGCTTGGCCGCTGAAATCTCTAGATCGCTTTTACTTTCAGGATTCTTTTGCGGACCAACAACTGGAGGCACTTCTTCATTTGGTTTTTCAAAAGAAGAAGTCTGACCCAAAGAAAGCTTTTTCTTTTTTTCACTCAACCTGTCTTTTAGCGCCATAATAACCTTCTTTTATTCTTCTTATTCAGACAAAAAGAACCCTGGCTGACTAGGAGTATAAGCTTTAAAACCTTCAAAAACTCTTAATCCTTTCATTGTTTCAAATGTCTCAGAATCGCTATCAAAATAACTCGGAACCTGAGAGAAGATGTCTCTAAGGTAAGCATTTTCGATCCCTGCCAAATGCTCAGCGTTTACCGGAGCTTGAATAAAAGGAAATTGAGAATTCACTTCTTCGGCAACAAAATTATTCAAAACCTTTTTTTCTACAATTTTTTGCACAGCCTGGGCAAAGCTTGTGGCTCCGGCTGGATTATCAGCCCTTGGAGCAATTGGCTCAAAGTCTAACTCACTATCAAAATACCCTGTTGTCCATCCAACTTTGCCAATCTCTGTTATGGCAGCAAACAAATTTTTATCATTAGGAAATCTAAACTTTCTTGACGAATCGTTTGGAGACAAGCCTGCTTCTTTTAAATCTTCGGCACTAAAAAAACCAGATTCATAAAAATCTTTTGGAGTAAGGTAAAGCCACGATTCGTCATCGCCAAGAGTCGCCTTTAATCTTTGAAACACGTCAACTTTTCTTGGTCCTTCAACATTTGAAAGTTTCCAATCGCTCTTGAATTTATCTTCTTTATCTTTTTTAATTGACTCTCTTTGCCTTAACGCAAGTGATGCGGCCCTGAGCTGATAATCAGGATCTTGCTTCTTAAAAGCGTATTCAAGGCTTTTCATTCTTTTGAAAAGGTCTAAAGATTCAACGGCCAGACCTCGAAGTTGGGGGTTTGTAAGAGATGCCTTTTGCAATTCAGCAAAAAGTAAGAACGGATCAGGCTGCTCTCTTCTTAAAGCCGCTTCAGCAGGCAGGACTCCGGATTCAATCCCAACCGCTGTCATTTCACCAAATCCGGTCTGTCCTTCTGCCGTAGTCCTAAGCTGGGCAGCTACTTTTTTTTGCCCCTCAATCTCTCTCGCTTCGCGAGTGTCAGCTCTATCCAATGCCTTCTTTTGCATTATGGACTGATTTAACATTCCGACAGCTTGTAAAAAATCTGACATATAAACTCCTTAATACTCAAACGTGTACTTGGCAGGATTCCACGATGATTGATTTGAAGAAGGCGACTCACTTGTTGACTGAGTTGAGGCTTTCCCAGAGGGCATTTTAGGAGGCATACCCGCTGCCATGGAAGCAATCGTTGAACCAATGCCTACGGCAACCGTGCCAAGCCCTGGCGTGCTTGTGCTTTTAGAATTTGATTTTGTTGTTGCCTCAGCAAACTGCTGTTGTTTACCGTAATCATATTGCTTTTCAGCAAAGCCAAGAGCCCTAAATAAATTGTCTTGGCTTTCATTTAAACGAGCCTGAATCGATGGAATTGAAGAAAAGGCAGATAGTGACGGAGGTTCAAGAGCGGCTGACATTTTTATTTGTTGCTTTTCTTGCTCTTGGCCAACCATAAAATCAGCCGCTTTAGAAGCGGCATCCAATCTTAATTTTTCAAAATCAAGACTAAGTCCAAATCGGTCTCTTGCTAAAGCAAGTCTTTCTGATCCAAATTTATCAGCAAAGTCAATTTTGTCTAAAGAAATTTGCTTTTTCATTGCTTCAGCTTCTGAAGCAATTCCAAGTGTATATTTCAACTTATCTTCCTCAAGATCAAGAAGCGTGAGGGCAAGAGCGTCAGATTTCTTTTTTGCCTTTTGCACTTGAACCGCTGAAGATGTTGGCGGCAATCCAAACATTGATGCTTGAGTTTCAATTTGATCGTCTATCTTTTTAGAAAGCAAGTCGAATTCAAACATTGCTTTTTTTTCTGCCGACTGATTAACGCCTTCAAGAACCCCTAAAAGAGTATCTTTACTTTTATCTGCTTGAAGCACAGCAGCCTCAAGAGCGGAGTCTACATCGAATTGGCTTTTATTTATTTCTGTAGCAACCTTATCAAGGTACGAATCAAGCGTAACCTGAGACTGCTTTGACTCATCAATAAGCTTGTCGTAAAATTTTATAAATGTATCTTTTACTTTCCCAAATGAACTATCAATGAAACTATTAAGCTCGGGAAGCTCAACAAAGCCTTTTGTCAGAATGCTTGTCATATCCCTAACATAAGCTTCATCAACTTTATTTATGTATTGTCTTTGTTGAAATTCTAAATCGATTGCATTTCTTCTTGCCTGTTCAACCTCAGGTGAATCAGCACCAAACTTTTCTATTGCAGCCTTAACTATTGGAGGGTCGTCTTTTTGAAATGAGATCTTTTCAAAGGTTGTAGAATTTTTTCTGATTTTTTTGTCGATCTCTTTTAATTGCTTTTCAAGAGATGTCTTTAATAAAGTTTCTTCGTAGCTAAGTTTGGGTTTGTTAAGCTTATTTAGTTTTTCTATTAAAGAATTTCTTTCTTTATCGTACTGTTGAGCAAGCTTATCATTTTTGTTGGTTGTTGTCGTCTCGCTTTGTATTTTAAAACCTGCTGATTCAATGGCTATTTTCATAGCAGAATCAAGCATGGACATTGCCGACATGGCTTCAGGGCTTAAAGTCCCAACCTTAACTGAAGACGTGCTAGAAGAACTTGAAGAAGATCCGAATAAACTTGATAAACCTGATAATAATCCCATAATTAAACTACCTTTCTCCACTTTCCACCGTTCTTGCAATAAATCTTTTTTGCCAGATCTAAAATCCAGTATTCACTGCAATCCGGTGACGACTGACGTTTTGCATCACTCAAGCTTTTTGCCCATAGCCGTTCGTTAGTCGGAACCTCTTTCATTGCATTCCCCTTTTAGTTCGGCCACCTGCTTTGATAGCTCCTGTATCGCTCCTACTATGGGGGCTATCAATTCAGAGTAAGACACAGCCCACTTTTCTTTTGATTCATCCTCTGGCTTATAGACAGCTTTTGTTTTTCCAAAGTGCGGATAAAGCACCCCCTGCACTTCTTGCGCTCCGAATCCTAAATATTTATGGTCTTTACCATTCTTTTCATAATTTATAGGATTTAAAGCGTTAATAATATTCAAGCATGTTTCAGAATTTAAATTGTTAATGTTATTTTTAAAACGAATATCAGATGTGTTGATTGTGTTGTCATCAGCCCAAACAGCGGTCCATAATTTTGTTGAGCTTCCAAGAGAATAAGTACTATCGTCCCAAGGTAATACATTGGCACCACATATTATTCCGTTAAGAAAAACTTTAAGCGTAGGAATGAAACTGCTTGTAAGAGTGTTATAAGTTTCAACAAGAGCACCATAATAATAATTTAAACTAACTAAATCTGACGTTGTTGATATTTTCCATCGTGTGTCTACTCCAAACCCACCGCTATTTCCTCCGTAGCTCATTGGAAATGAGGTTAAATCTAAAGCTAAAGATCCTCCACTAGAAATAGAAAGAGTATTTGTTGTCTTTAAATATAAACCAGTATCTGAATCATTTATTCTTAAAGCTGGTGTTGCAGCGGACCCGCTAACATTTAGTAAAATGCCACTCGCATTAATAGTAGATATGTTAGAACCTCCAGCTATTAATGCTAACGTATTAAGACCGCTAAATCCAAGTCCAGTGTTTTGATCTCCAACTCTTGCATACCTTGGAACTGTTGAAGAGGTAGAACCAGCATGATAGCACGCTGCTGAGTCTACAACAATGCCAACAGTTCCTGCGTGCGTTGTTCTAAACTCCGAACCATTCCAATATATTCCTGTATTAGTTTCTGCTGATCTAGTTAAAGCTGGCGCGCTAATAGCACCGTCTGGCAGCCGAATCGGTATTGTGCTAACATGGCCTCCGGTTGCGTGAATAATAAATGGCGTATTAGCACCCTGCACAAAACGCGCTATACCTTTTGGAGTTACGGCATCTTTAGCAACAACTAATACAGCGTGATCGCCTGCACTTGCATTTTGGGAGTAAAATAAAGTAACAAAATCACTGGTTAAGGTTGATCCAGCATTAGTTACGACTCTGAATAAACTTCCTGTTGTAACAGCGTCTCCAGTTATAACATGACCCAAACCCGTTGTAAGAGACGGGAAAGAAAACGAATGACCTCCATTAGCTAAAACTCCAGATGTTATAGCTCCTGTTACAGAAACATTAAAAACCGACGATGTTGATGTTCCTACTAAATTAAGAATTTTTGTTGTTGATGTTGATGAATCTGATCGTATGCATAAAGCATCGGCAAGCGATGCGGCATTGTCATCGTGAATAAAGCCAAGGTTTCGCCCTGTCGTGCTGGAAGAGTTGGAATATAAATAAAACCCCGCTCCACTGGTTAACGAGCTTGCTGTGATGGCTAAAGCGTTTCCTGTTGTAACAGAAGCTGTCAACGAAACGTAATTATCTGTAGTTGCAGACGCTCTCCCTACTAAAACTAACCCATCATAATTGGGGAAAGTAAAACATCTAGTGGCAGAAAGAGAAGAACCAACAGCATCAATCTTGATACCATTCCCGTCTGTATTTATAGTAAATTGATCCGAAGGAGTGCCGGTAAGAGGAACCCCTCCTGACGCCAAAAGATTAATCTGATCTTGAAGTGATTGTGGAAGGCTCTTAACTCCCTCGCCATTGTAAACGTAAGACGAGTCAAAAGCATCTTTCTTCAATTGATTTAAATCGTTGTAACAAAGCTGAATTGCCTTATTTGCCGCATCGACTAATCTCTTAACATCATTGAAAGAAGGGGTTTGCCCATTCCCAAAATTTATTAAAGGTAACTTTGCTTTTCTGGTCATGGTATCCTCATAACACTAAAAAATGTTGATGTCGCTCCTGCTACTACGTCTAAAGCTCCGCCTGAATTTTGAAAGACTCTAACGTCATAATAATCACCGGCGGACGCTTGGTCATCATAAGCGATTTGCAAGTACGTGTCTTCTGTCGCGTGAGCCGTGAAAAGATTTGCCCTGGCAACCTCTGAAGCGTTTTTGTACAGGTAAACAACACGTCGGCCTGTAGAATTATTATCAAACCGAACCTGAGCCTTGATTGTATACCTTCCAGTTCCTCCGGTCGGGATCGTAATCCGATTAGTATTTGTCGTCAGATCATGAAGATCGCCAACGTCAAAATCTTCTGTGTTAAAATTTATTGCTGTAATCGTTGCATCCGGAATGCTTTGGGCCGTAGTTGTTAGTGTGGCCCTGACCCTTTGTTGCAAGTCAGCACCAAGAGTTCCATTCGTAATCAGGTTTTCTTGAAACGATACAGATCCCTCAAACGTCCAATCTCCGGTAATCGTCTCGTCACCGTCCTTATACGGAAAAGATTCTGTGATCGGCTCGGCCAAAGAAGCGTCGCCAGTCCCATTAAAGGAATATGTTGCCGTATTAAAAATGTCTTTTGCAAGCTGAAGAATTGCAGAATTTACAGTGTCATTAATATATGTTTCAACAGAATTCAAAGACGCATCCAGCTTTGCTTCCCCAAGAATATCCGCATCATCATAAGTTTTTGTGTAATCAAAATCTGTTAATGTAATCGTCATATGCTATCCTCCTCTTGTCTCTCTTCTTGAATTTTGCGATTCAAAATCAAGAATAACTCCTAAAATTTCAGGGACCGCTGTCTCATCAAGACTTTGATCCGGCTCCCAATCCAATACAAATTGAAAAGATCTACCACTACCTTTTGCTTTCTGAGTGTTGTGCATATACGGAGTAATACCTCCAATTGCAGACGACCCAATTTTAAACGACTCAGATATCTTTGCGGGAACTTTATCTGTCATGTCAAAGAAAATCTCTTCCGAAAACCTTCCGTCTATCAAGCTTGTAAGTTTGATTTTTCCATCTATAATATTTTGACACACTAGTGTGATATACTCCAAAACTTGATACCCTTTAACATTCCCCGTTGGGAGAAGAATTGAGCTGACAATCCTAAACCTGTTCCTGACCCCGTAATCCGAGTTGATCGTAAAATCAAAAAAACCAAAATTGCCATTGTTTGTGGCCAGTAATGTTTTTCTCTTTTTTGAATCATTAGAATCAATGAATGTGCAAGCGGAAGTGTGGTTGAATAATGGCCAATAATACCACTTGCCTGCCTTGGCTGAAAAACCAAACGCTTCATTTGAGTACTCGCTGCCGACGGATGGGAAAAGCAAAACGTAAGAATTTAATTCAGTATCCCAAAACCCACGCATGTATTCCGATCTCTCAAAGTTTACTGTATTGATATAATTCTTTCTTATTGGATCGGAAAGGAACTGAGTTTCAATCCCTGATATTTTGTCGGATTGATCCAAAACGTGAATCCCTTTATCGGATGGGAAAAAGATTGCTCCCTCAGAAGCGACCGAGGCCGAATGGGAAACGCAACCAATCGAATTCGAAAGCTTTACTGAATAGTAAAAAATGTCAGTTCCATCGAATTGGAAGGCGATTTTGTAGGTTGACAGTCTTTTGGATACGTAAAAGGAACCGAAAAGAGGTGGATGAATTGCTCTTATTCCATCCGGATCCCCATCGAATGGATCGCAATCCACTTCGCCTCCTGATGAAAAATCAAGCGAATTAACCCCCGTGTACAAGACTCTTCCTGGAACAGAGACATCATCAACCCATAATCTATTTTGAAAAACTCTTCCAAGAGTGCAAACGGGAGCCGTGGAATGCAATTGAGTCATCGCCCCAGTCATTGTCCATTTTAATGGATAAGTTATCTTATCCCCAAAAAAGATGCACAGAACACCAAAAAAAACTTCAAATACAACATTTGTATTAAGCGGAATGTCAATTGAAGATTGAAGGACATCGTAATTAAGATTTTCATCAAGGCTAAAAATTTTCAAACCATCATAACAAACGAGTCTCCAGCCCTTATCGAAAGTATGGTACTGAATTTGAGAAATGATTTTTGTGTTGCCCCACGGCTTTGATTCAAAAGCTTTTTTTAGACCAGGCCTAAGTCTCTTGGTAGAGTCGTCAGTGTAAATGACGTTTTCAGCCAAGACAACATCCTTCGGATCCAGAAGTAAAGGGTTCCTCGTACTGTTCTGTTCCCCATCATAAGGCAAAAGTTGTGTTTGAAAATTTGCCACTTCATCATCTCCTCAGATTATTGAAATAATGAGTGCGTCTCATTTTCTTGAGATTAACAACTAGCCTTGGGCTTTTTGAAGTTTTTTGGATTTTGCCAGTGAGCTTATTAATGTACGACAGAACTCTTCTGGCATGAAATGCGGCTTGTTCTTGCTGACCTTCTTGTCCAAAATAAATCTCTAGGGCCGCATCGACAATTACCCACCTATCAAGCTTGGGGAACTCGGGCTGCTGATCGTCAGAAAAAAGAGCTTGAACAGATCGAAAATAAGGTATGTGGACCAAAACATTTTCGCCTGGGTCTAATGGGAAAAATTTAACACGCTTGTATTTAAAATCCTCGTCTGTCAAAAAATCATATCCGAGAATCATCTCTGATAAATTAGGTATTCCAACCGGTGCGCCCCATTCACTTTCACAATAAAACTCAGGCTTGCCTCTGGCGTTAGAATTAACTGCTGTCTCGCGTGAGAAATCATGCTCATCAATCGGCTTCATTAACGGATCATTATCAGAAATCTCAGTAAACGATGAAAATGAATTTCCAGGCTTTCCTAAATCATAATACGGACGACCTATTATGTCGCAGTCCGGCGGCAGCGTGTGTTCGTGTTGATAGATTTTATGCGTTGCCTCCGTATCTGTCGTCCCAATGAAATTCGCAGATAAATAAATTTTAGAACTGGATTGTTTGACCCCAATAATTCTATAAATTTGAATTTCATCGTTAAACCTCACAGATCTTCCAAGAATCTCTTTTGTGACGGTGTACCCTGTAACAGTAACTTCTCTGCTTCCAGAGACAACGGAAGATGTCCCTGTTGTAATTGGTGGAGCTAAGATGATGTCCCAGGTCTTTTTTCTCCACCCCCACTGATAAGACATTGCCAAAGTAGTATAAGCCTGATTGATTATTCCTTTGAAAATCAATTCTTCTTCTGGCCGAACTGAATTGTTCACGCGAGCCCTAGCGACCACAATGTCATAAATGTCTTTGAATGTCGTAGGTGAAAAATTCATGCGCTTCAGTGTCCCTTAAATAAATTAAACAGCAAAACTATTACCACGGCAAGAGTTGATGGAGAAGCTGCCAAAACACCATATAACGCTGATTTAGCCGAAAGATTGTGCTTCAAATCAGTTTGTGCTTCCTTTAAATCCATGACAACATTTGTCAGGCTATCTATTACAGACTCAAGCCTGCCTATCCTTTCAGACAAATATTCAAGGTCCCTAGTGTTTAAGGACACACTTGTTTTAATGTCTTCGTCAAGAATAGACTTTTTCAGCATCGCTACACCTCTGCTCTATCAACTTTTTTCTGATTGATGATAAAGACTTTGCAGCTATCTCCAGAAGCGCCAGACACAGATTTTATGAAAAGCTTTGACAAAAGAAATGGCAAAAGCTCTCCGGTCAAACCTTGGTTTGCAGTTCCGTTAGCCAGGCTATATGTCGAACCATTTGTAAGCGGGATCCAACTGTCATCAGATGTTTCCCAGCCAAGATATGTGGTCCCAGTATTTGAAGCCCCAGGGATCAAAAGAATGTCAATCGCCCCCAAAGTCTCATCGTCAGTCAATGGCTTTGGATCTAAATGATAACCAGTGATCGGGCCAATTTTTGTAAGACCCAAAACAACACGTGATCTTCTTGGTGAATTTTGAATGCTCATTTTTTACTCCCGTATTTCCAGCGACGTGCTGGACCTAAATCATAATGGACAAAACTTTTTGAGACAGCGATTCCACCGTCAGAGATCTTCCCTTCTTTTACAAGCGAAAGAATTGTCTTGTGAAGATTTTGAACGGTGTCCCTTAACGGAACCAAGTCTACTGCCATTCCTTGAACATGAAATGAATTTTTTGCTCCGCCAACCTTCTTGTTATGAGCAGGAGTTCTATAGGCGGAAACAATCGAAATTGGAGATTTGAACTCATCCCTAATTTTTTGAAGATTTCTTAACAAGAATTTAAGCCTGCTATCGATCCATTCTTGCGGATATGGGGTTCCGTCTTTGCAAGCAAACTCAATGAGATTAAAATTTTTTGAAAGCTTCATTTTATTCCTCTGGCTCTATGGACCACAAATAAGGGTCTGCACCTTCAACGGCCATTTGCAACGTGATAAGGTTTGTCCAATACGTGTCTTCATAAGTTCCAACTTCAACGCACTTTAAAACATTGTTCCCATGAATGTTATTCTTTTGGATCTTCAATAAAAACTTGGCTACCTTATCATCGACTTCAGCCTGTTCCCATTGATTAATATTTATTTGCTGACCCTTGAAGGATAAGCTTATGCCTTGACCTCCAACCATTTTTATCGTCTTCATGCCGGCAATCCTTTCGGGAAGAATCCTGTCAAATAAAAACTTCTTGGGGTTGAAGTGATTGAGCCAACGGTCAATGGAGACCATGCGCCTCCAATTGAAAATGTTCTTGAAACATATACCCCAGCCACAAGATCTTCTGCGTACGGAGTTGCCACGTAAACAGCCCCGCCTCCAATATCAAAGACTCCAGTCCCGCAGAAAATTGAAGCCCCAGCCAAAACATCGTACGAAAAACCGCCAATGCCTAACTGGCCAGACCCTGATCCGGCTGAACCACCAGAAGTATGTTTTCCAGAAACTTTGAAAAATACATAGTCGCCAACGACTTTTTCCCAACCAATAAGCTCATCAAATGTCGGGATTGTATCTCCGCCAGAGGCGGAAAAAAGAATTGGAGTGAAGAGGGGCCAATCTTCCCCAGAAGAACCGCCTCCACCTCCTAATTGAATTAATGGCATAAATTAAACCTCCGTTTGCGCTGCTAAAATCCAACCAATATAAAATATCCCATTAACGCTAATAAACTTGAAAAAAGGAACGAGGCTTGCGCTAATGTCTGGATTAGATACAATTCCAAGTGACTTTAAATGTGTTTTCATTTCGTTTAAAGTTATTTTGTTTTTAAAACCACCAACTTTTATATCTATATATTCACCCTTAATAATTGAAAAGCTACACCTTACAGTAACGCTATAAAAGTGCATAGTCTCATCATAATTATTATCGTATTTTAATCCAGGCGTTCCTCCGTAAGAAGTATCAAGATGAATAACGCTTAACTTATTTTTATCCGTATTGGGTGTCTCAGAGTTCAGCCCAAAAAAAGAAGACGTAGATTCGCTCCCAATTACCTTAGAATAGACGGTGGAATTAGTTCGATCTTCAGCAAAAAATGTCGCTGTCACCATCCCTTGCTCATCGCCAACAAGGTTTACATAGAACTCTGGAATTACGTCTCGTGCCGCCCATCCTTCTGGACCCTCAGTAATTGTGTCGGACATTGAGCTTGCAAATCCTAAACTCAAATTAAAAACATGCTCAATCATTGAAAATGCAGAATCAAAAAAAACATTTGTATTTGAACCTGTTTTTAAAAGCTTAATTGACTGCTCAATGTAAGGAGTAAAAGTAAAACTGTTTCCAAGTGTAGGTGATAATTGAAGGCACGGCCAAACCAAAGCAGGAGAATCAAAAGTATCTACAATTTGATCTCGTAATTGAAGATTGTAAGGTAAAGCTAACCACTTCTCTTTTCCAACCGGAACCCGAAAATCGTTGAAAATAATCGCCCCTTTTGTTGGGTCTGGAAAGGGGAAGTCTAGAAATGGGGACCTGTCATTCTTGCAGGTACTTATCCCTTCAGGATGTCTGGTAATTTCGCTCACAAAAAGGGCCCCATTTAAATAAATTAAAACCTAATTTTAGTTAGGTCTTTGCTTAAATAAGCAAAGCTTTTATTTAAACAAAGCCCTTATTGCTTAAACAACAGCGGCTAAGATGTAATCAACCTTCAGCACTTTAGAAGCTCCCTCACCGTTCTGAATCAGAATGGTAGGGCTCATCACAACTGCTGGAATGTTCGTGGTTGCAGTGGCAACCTTGGCCGCATTGGTATTGTTACCAACGTAGTAATCAACCGAAGAAGTACCGTTAACAACAAAAGCGACTTCAATCTCAGTGTCGGCAACAACAGTCGTCAAAGACGAAACGGTTGAAGCGGTAGACGAAGCATTAGTGACGAACGATAATCCGGTCGCTCCATCAGCTTTGGTGAAATAAATACCGTCGGTATTGGTTAACGGCGACGTGTCAATCGCTACCAAGCCAATCAACAGGTCGGATTGAGTCGCATCGGAAACCTTAAACTTTGCAGCGAAAAACAGTTTCTTATTTGCCACCGGCTTAAAGGCAGCAACTTTTTGTTGCAAAGAAACAAAGTTGTCGTCCGACGAACCGTTGGTGATCGTGAGCCAACCACCTTCTTCGGATACACTCATTACTCCGCTCGAAGCATTTGTTTCTGTCCATTCGGCAGAAATGTAACTGGTAAAGTGGTTAAAATAAACCGGCCCCTTTGTCGGATCGGGGAACGGAAAATTAACAAGCGGCGAGGAATCAAGCTTCGCCGTAGAAATTCCTTCAGGATGTCGTGTAATTTTTCCCATATAAAATTCCTTTATTAAACGCCTTCGTTACCAACGATTCCGCGAGCCTGACCTACGCCTTGACCAAATCGGATGGAAGCCGTGTATTCCCACGATTGATTACGCTTATGATACTCGCCTTCAATCAAGAGATCTTCTTTTTTAACAAACTGAATGCCGTGGTGCATCGTGTCGGCCATCATGAAAAACGAAGTCGAATTTCCAAGATAAGGCCAGTAACCATTCGGCAGAAGCTGAATGATATTGTAAACAGAGTTTACAGCATTGTTTGCGTTTTCAGGGTTGTACATGGACTTAACAATTTCATGCGCCTTGTCCTGAAGTTCTTGGCCGCAAACAAATAATTTTGGCATCATGTTGACTAATTGACCGTCTTCATTCGGGGTGTCTTGAAGAACATCGCGAGTATCACGGAAAGAGGTAATGTCAAGATCGGCAGCCGAAGACAGGTTACTCCAGGTCAATCCGTTACCATTTTCAAGAGGGTGGCTTGCAGAGCAAAGAGCCACGCCGTCATAGCCCGTGGTAGAAAACGCTTCCAAGAAAATTTGAGCAAGCTTTTTCTCTTGAATCTCAAAAGCGCCTTTTGCAAACGATTCCATCGCATATTTCAAAAGATTTTGCTTGGTATCAGTTATGAATTCCTTGGGAACAATAACCGAATTGGTGTACTTCTTGGCGACAATTGTGTTGTCAAAACCAGGGCGAATGTAGCCAACCTTAGCGTCTTGCCCAGCCAAAGTCTCACCGAAATCGCCAACCCCAGAAATAGTGGTCGTCTGAACGATGTCGGAATTTCCAAAGCTCCCAATGTTGGCCAAGAGAGGAATCATACTAGGGTACGATTCAGCTTTTGTTTTGTAGACAGCCTTGAGTTCTGGCAGTTTATCTTCAGTAAATAGGTCTAAAAAATCATTTGGCATTGTCATCGACATAGTAAATCCCTTTCCTTATCCGTTGACACCGGCTCCGTAGAGCGATTGATTAATTTTACAAATAACTTTAGCGTGAGAGCCCAAAGCATTTTCGGTTCCATCCTGGTTAAAATAACCATCAAGCAATCGAATTAATTTAACGGGCAAGGTTGCAGTTGCCGCCTGAGTCGAAGCGTCAATCTTCATTGCCGAATTTCCTGTCACAGTACTTCCGGTACCAACAACAAAATCATAGTTCAGATCGAAATCCGTGAAAGCATCAACCGTTGCGTCATCAACGACGCAAACAAATTCTTGCAAAGGGGAAGCGACGCAAACAGGAATCTTCAAGTCCCAAAGGTTCCCTTTGTTTGCCGGAATGTAAGCAAGAGAAACGCCTATGATCGTTGTGGAAGTGGCAGTTGCCTGCTCGGCCAAACCAGAGCTATTTCTTTGCACAAGATCGTGCCGAAAAATAGCAGAGTTACTGGCGGAAATTGGCCATGGAATTTGAGAATGAACTTTGTTATATGGTTGAAAACCAAAGGCGACTATGTCGTTTGTCATTTAAAACTCCTATGCTGAACCTCCGCCACCAAAGGTGACATCGGCTGCGTTAATTAGTTCCTCCGATCCTTCCTCGATCGAAGCTGTTTTTCCCATCCCCGCTGGCATAGAAGCTTTGTAGGCTGAAGTGAGAGAATCAAGGCTGGTGCTTGACGCAGCAAGACTTCTTAATCTTCGAATTTCATAATCCTCACGTGGAATCCATGCGAGGACCATGTTTTCGCGAATGATATAATCTTTCGAATTTATGTTTGTGTCAAGATAATTTTTTGAAGAAAGATTTTTATTCCCTTTGATTCTGTCTTCAAGGTCCGAATAGGGCTGATATCCATAAGGATGGCTGCCATTATTGTTTTGCCATTCCTTAAGATTTATCCATCGAAAAACCTTATCAGGATTCTCTTGCTGTATCCTGGGATCAAACGTCAATTTGCGATAGTTTCCCATCAGACTCGTTGCCGCTTTTTTCAGCGTGTGCTGAGAAACGCGACGCCCATCAATGATAATTTCTTTAGCCGCTCCTCGCGAGCCGCTTATTAAGCCTGTGCTTTTTCTTTTCATAATAGCTCCCTTTTTCTATCTTTGCCGTTGCATTAAATCCAAATTCTCTTTAACCTTCTTCGGATCAACCCCAAGAAATTCGGCCAACCTTGTTCTCTGAATCTCTTCAGCCTTACTCGCCCTTTGGTTTTCCGGTGAATAAGAAATGGAATTGGTGAGCCTTGGATTGGATGATAAGTTCCTTGCCGAGATTCCAAGGTTTGACGCAGCTATCTTTGCCGACTTCAAGACGGCTGCAGGATCAACGCTGTCATCGCCAAAGGTTTCTTTATAAACCTTGACGGCCTCATTATAAAACTCGCTATTCTTATCCATAAGATCCGGATAAAGCTGTTGCGCAACCCGAAAGTTCTCAGCCCTCTTGTTGTTTAGTTCGGTCATCGTAAGAACGTCTTTGGTGATGTTCTCAGATAAACTGGCTTTTACTTCGTTCATCCATTGAGACTTCAGTTCTTCAATGTCTGATTTTGTAACAACCTTGCCGAGCAACTTCTTTTCCGCGTAAGAAGCAGACGAATTCAAAAGAGCTTTTGCTCCATCGGTCGAAATATCAATCTTGTCGGTCAATGCCAAAATGTCATCACCAAAATCCGATTGATCTTGAGTCGCCGATTGACGATTGCCATTTGATACCTTTGACTCGATCAATGAAGAAAACTTACTTGTTAAGCTTTCCATTGCTGATTCAATCATCTGCTTGTTTGCCGAAAGAATGTCATTCTTAAGGGCTTGCGGATCAAATCCGCCGTTCCCGCCGCCTTGATCTTCGCTCATTTTTTACCACCTTTCTTTCCTTTGCCGCTTGAAACCGGACGAAGCCGATCTTTCTTTGGATTGCCTTTGCAGGACTTATCGCCCTTTGATTTCATTTTCATTTGTCCTCCGTTGAGTATTGTAACCACAATGAGTCCATGAATCTCTTTAGCTCCATCAACCCTCTGTGATATCCATTGTTAAAAGCCATTCTTTCTGCGTAACTCATCCCGTCAGTACCAGAAAGCTTTTGAAAAGGATTTGAAAGGAAGCTGCTTTTAAGCATAGAGTCCACCTTAAGAAACTCTTTGAAAGCCGGATCAGCCATAAGGCCAATAGTGCTTTCAGCAATGTGGAGCTGCTCTGCAGTCAGCTTTTTCTTTTCTTCCAATCCGTCCTTTTCCTTAGCGTTTCTTTTAAATCGTTCCTTTGCTTCAGCTACCTTTTGCTCCCAGTTCATACTTCACCCTCTCCTTCCATCATGTCGTCCCCTCCAGCCTGAACCTCTCCAGCCCTAGTTCGCTCCGCTGCTAAACCAGCGGTTGGGGAATTTTGAAGCCCAAGAGAATTCTGTTGGGCTGATTGTTTTTTGATTGCAATGGCCATTTTTTCGTGCCTTCGATAAAGATCGTTCAGCAATTCCAATGAATTTGGATGAATCTGCTGACCAAACGCAGTGGTTTCCCCAGCGTTTATCTGATCGACAATTTTAGAAATGGCTTCCATTTTGCTTTCGTGATCGTCATTGAGAACAACTTCAACTGGTATGCCTTGAATGGTCATGAATAATTCAGAGGCTACATCGACAGCTACCTTGGCAGGCGCTGACTGGAAGCGTTCAGGCATTGGAATGTTCAAGATACCAGCTAGCGCCAATGCTTGTTGGTAAAGGTTTTCCGGTCGGTTCACTCCAGTCATCATCATTGCCTGAGTGTTCAAGAACTGGAAATAAGACATCATTGCTTTGTACATCTGATCCTTGTTTAGCGTGGATGCTGTGGCGTACATTCCAATGTTGATCCGCTTTATGATGTCAGATTTTTTGATCTCAGCTCTTATGATATTCCCTTCTGCATCAAATACCGGACTTCCAGAAAGACCAGTGACAGTTATACGCAAAGACTCTGGCATTCTCTCATAGGTATCCAAATACAAACCTTCAAATGCCGGACCGAGACAGGCGTTTAACCTTTTATAAATGGGATTGTGCAGCATGTCGCGCATCTGTGTCATTCGATCAACGCCAGAGGTAGACCGAAGCGGGCCCACATTGTCACCGACTTGCCCGAATGTATTTGGCCCTATCCCAGTTTGCTCTTCAGTTTGCTGAAGAATCAATGAAATAAAAGAATTGGCCCAGCCAGTGTTGTTTGAAAACTTAAACTCTCTCACATCTGACGTGTCTTCAAGACCTGTGAAAACTCCAGGCTCAATGACAATCTCTTCAGGATCCATCGTTCCGGTCTTTCGGTAAAACCCGCCAGGGGTTGACGTGAGGATTCCGTTATTGACAGTTGCATTGACAAGCATGTCCGTCATTTTCGACATTGAATTTAATGACTCTACAATGCCCCGACCCATCGTTCTGTTTGGACGCTTATACAAATGGCACATGTGCAATGGAATTCTTCGGTTCGCTGATATGCGATCAAGATATGTCCACCTCGGGACCTCCCACGTCGCCGTCTCTACATAATACTGAAGCCTTGAAGGGTGCTGTGTGTTTTTTCCATCAGGAGATGTCTTGTCGTAACAAACTAAGAACTCGTAATACTTTGATGTCTCATTAACCGTTGTGTTCAATCCTGAAGCTTTGTCGGCATAATTCCTTAATGTACTCGTCCTTGCCCCATGCATCGTTTGAGCCTGGGAACGCGTTCCGCCTTCCAAAATCCGCTCCGCTGACTCAGGATCAAAAAATCCAGAATCGGCCATGGCTATAACCTGAGAGGCCGTCAAATACTCAACCTTTTGAACGCACTCATGCTCATCCAATGACATTTCATCCCAACATTCACCCTTGAAAAGAACGTTTTCTGGCTTCAAAGACTTGAGCATTGGACCATCAAAAACCTTACGAATACGAAGAACTTCTTCATACGGAAGTTTCCTTAACTGATCGTGCAGGTCTTTAATTTCTTTTGATGTCAAATCATCCTCGGTAGCGTCAAGAATACTGGTGATATTCATGTACTCTTCAGACGGGACTACCTCTGTAACTTCTTCGTACTGTGTCTCCCACGAACGCTCAAGGATGCCTGTGCCTATTGTAGTCAAGTTCAAGGCAAAAGAATCAATGGCGTTGAAAATGCCCTGATATCTGTTGCAGTACTTGCCCAAGACGTACTTCATGAAGTTCTCTGTCTCTTTAAGCCTGTGCTCATCAAAGTCTTCCTGAGGCGCAATGTAGAGCGGAGGATCAGTGAAAAATATAGAAGCGATAATCAATGCGTGCATTGCATTGACTTGCTTCTCGATAAGCGGAATGTGAAAATTTGACGATCCGTTAAAGAGTCCTTTGGAAATTGGAGAAATGTAATCGTCCCAACCTAAATACCATTCCTGATACATCTCAAGCCATTCAATCCTTTGACTCGAAAAAATCTCAAAAAATCCCATGGCCCTGTTTGCAAGATATTTTAAATCAGCTTTCTGCCTGGGAATACGAAGAACAGGATCGACTGGACGATAAATAGAATTCTTCTTCGGTATCAAAATGCTCTTGTCGTCAGCCGTTTGACTCAAAACAGATTCGGCATGCTCTCTTTTTTTTCTCATCGCTAAAATCTCCTCTTCTCTTTGGCGAGCCTTACCCTGTCCGCATAAGATAAAAATCCGCCAGCTCTAACTTTCATTCCACGACCTTCCGGCTTTCTGGCCTTCAATCTCTCGGAAGGCGATAAAATCTTGTAGGCATCAACATTCTTTCTTGACTGCTGAACCCCTACCAACGCAACCGGAACATCAGGGGCTACGCCCTCAATGTACCTGTCACAATCTATGCCATCATCCCACTTCTGGATCGGCTTTATGGCATCGCCAGACTTATCCTTCGGCCACGCATATCTCAACAACTCTTTGCGATAACGTGAAACTTTATCCTTGAAAACATACTGCCTGGGCAACCCTGTCGCTTCGTTAACCCGATAAAGCTCATTTAACCGATCAATCCCTGGCATCAACCAATCCTTCTTCGATGCGTTGAAGGGCAAGACATCGCCCCAATCATTCTCCGACAAAATCTTTATCATCTTTGACCTGAGATTCTCCCTTAGGTTGGCGTCAAGCTGGTTTAACGACGTGTCATTGACTGAACGTACCAAGGTTGCGCCATCTGCTATCAGCTTGTTCCGCATCTCAATTATCTCGTATGTGAATTCAGCTATGCCCTTCGGGCACCATAACTCACCGACAACAAACCTTTCCCCGTCGTTGATCCTGATCGCCTTCCATATCGCCACGTGGGGCTTGTTGGAATGAGGATCCAACCCCTCATAAAGAAAGAACTCGCTGGTCAACGGAAAAGAATCAATGTCGGAAACCTTCGGCTTGTATTCATTGATAACCCTATCCCTTAACCTGCTCGGATCCCCATGAATACGCGCATCACGCTCAGCGTCCGTCAACTCTTGCTCGTAAATCTCAATGTTCTTTTTTGGAAGCGTCTTGTTCTCATACGAAGAACCCTTGATCACCTTCACGTACGGCTTTCTTCCCTCCTCTGCCGGCTCAATCAAATCATCCAAAATCCACATCTGATCGTCGCTATCCTCAACGATCGTCGCCGCCATCGCTATTACCCCACCTCGATCAATGATCCCCCGAAAGTTGGCGACGTACACTTCTCGCTTCGGAGGCTCATCAAAAAGAGCGTAATCCAAATCCATCGACTCAGACGCCTTCAGTTGCTGATTGTACGTGAGGATAAAGGTCTTCGACCCACACGCCCAGTTGATTGCCGTTATCTTCCCCTGATCCCTCGTAAAAGGATCCTTCGCATGCAACGCTGACTTTGGAACCCACTCTTCGATCTTCCGAAGCAAAGTGTGCTCGAAAACCTCATACGTATTACAATACAACCTGCCAAAATTTGGCACCTGCGTCCGTCGCTCAGGATGCGTTCCTGTCGCTAACCAATACAAATTTATCATCATGCAGGTCGTCTTCCCAAAACGATTGGCCGCCGACAACAAGACAACCGTATGCGTTCCTATCGCCTTCTGAAAAGCTACCTGGCCAGGCGAAATGTTGGCCAAATAATGATCTACCTTGCCATCATCCGCTGCCTTCAAGGCCTTGGAAAGTAACTCCATGAACTCACGAAGCTCACGGTCACTCATCTTATCCAAAACCTGATTGGCCATCGGATCAGTCATCATCTTCCCCATTCACAACTTCAGCTTCCATGACTGCCATCTCTTTACCCTTAATCGTTGACAAAGACTTGACGCCCTCAATCAATTTCATGGCGTTCGGATCCTTTGCGTACAACTCCTTCATCATTGACCCGATCATCGCGTACATCTGTGACCGATCACTGACATCATCAAACTGAGTCCGAATCTCCTTGCGATCAATCGCTCCATACCCAGCCTGGCCCGCAAGAAACTGCAATGCCTTTAACTTCGTGCTGTCTCCCTTGGCTCCGCCCTCGAAGGCAATCTTTGCAATCCCTAGCTGAACCTCAGGCATTATATTCTCTATCATCCCGTCCGTATCCCGACCCTCCAAAGACTTCTTTATCGCCTTCTTCCACTCAATCGGCGCCCCATCCCCATCATCAAGGGCTTCGCCCTTTACTAAACTGCTTAACTTGCCAATCTCCTCTTTGGCCTCAGTCCACTCCTTCTCATGCTTCTCCGTTATCTTGAACTTCTTTCTCCAGCTCATTCTTTTACCTTATACGTTTAGATAAATTTTTGTCAATCAGTTGGTGAAGGATAACTCGTTGAAATTCAAGGGAGGCTTTAAAAAATGTTGACAAGTCGCTTGTCTGTCAGACTAGGATGTTCCACGTGAAGAGGGGTGTGGGAGGCCCATCCAAAATTTTCGAGTCCGATCCAAGCGAGGTGGCACCTTTCGAGTTCCGCCAAGTCTTGCTAGGGCTTTTCGCGCACTTACAAGTTTTATAAAATTTTGGCATGGTTTTTGCTATTATGCAAAAGACGTGCCAAACATTGCGAGAGCGTGGCGGAACGTGGCGGGGCCGGGCTATATATATTGAGCGCATTGCCCAAGTCCTGCCAAGTCCTGCCAAGTCCTGCCAAGTCCTGCCAAGTCTTGTCACGCCCTTGATTGACCACAAAACTTTGACGCCAAATCCCGTCAAATTCCCACACGTTTTGCCAAGTCCTTGAAAAACAGAGAGAAAATTGAAAGGGCTTGGTGGGACGTGTCAAAATCTTGATAGTGCCCGATAGAATATGGTGGGAAATGTTGGGATGTTTGACGTTTTTTCAGCTCTTGTAATGTCGCATAACGATGAAAATGGAATTTTGACGCTTTTTCGCGAAAATATTCAATCAGCGTTTTGGCAATATGTCCGGCAAAAACCGTGCCAGAATTGGAATTTTCTTTTTTTTGTCGCTTTGGCACGATTCTTGCACGTGATTTTTGCCAAAAAGCATGACAAAAAATTGTCGGATGGAGGGAAAGAGTGATAGGGCGTGACGCTAAAACGGGTCTTGCTCGAGCTAAGTGCTTGTTTGATATTTTTTTTTTTTTTTTTTTTTTTTTAATTTTATGGTTCCGCAGCGACAAGCTCATAGGGGTGTCAAATATTTGACTATAGGTAGCTATCGCCAAGTTTGGACCCCCTACCCCCCGCGTGTCCCCGCCAAAACCCCGAAAAGAAAAAAATAAAAAAAAAAAAAAAATATCAAACAATAACTTACGCTCGATTTTAGTCCATATTTTTGACACGCTCTTTCACGCACCAAAAAAAACCTCACGTCCCGTCTATATATTATATAGCTATATAGACTAACCGAAATTTGCCGCGTTTTTGCGCGCTCTGGCTTTTCCCCCCTTGTCCCTTCCGGCCCCTTCCACAACTCAGAAAAAAAATACAAAATACAAAAAAAACTATTGATAATATTAATTGATAAAATATAATGACAAACAATCAGCAATGTCGCTGATAAAAAAAAAGGATAACAAGCATGGAAATCATAATTGAATATAAGACATCGGTAAACGTCATGGCTGGCTGGCGCTCAATATACGTTAAAGCCCTGGCCAAAAAAAGATTGTCAGCGTGTTTATGTGTGCAACCGGCGGGGGAATAAACAATGCGCTTTTTCTATCTCACGATTGCCACCGGTCTGGCATTGACGGTTTTTGCATTGCTCCAGGTTGATAAATCAATCCCGAGCCAGCTTAAGGCCCGCCATGCCGCCAAACTTACCCTCTCGGATTGCCCCCCATCCCCTTTTCCCGAGGGTTGCACAACAGATGCTGAATGCTGTTCTTGGTGTCCGCAAGCCGCGCCAGGGCTTTGCGGCATGGATGAACCGAAGACTTTAAAATTCCGCCCCCGCCCTTGGTTTATGTTGGGCTGGTAAGTGCATGATAAGCCGAAACGGGCCGCAAGGCCTGTCTTCCCGCAACCCCGCGCGGGAACTGATGAGGCTAGGGGATAACAACTAAACAAGGAGCAAAACATGGAACTTTTAATCTCTGAAAATATCGAAAATTTGGATCAATTTCTATCCCGTCCCGAAAACAAGAAACCCGATGGATCAAAAAAATTCGAGGTGCCACCAAACCTGCCGACCGGGCATGGTTTTTTAGGTCTCGTGTACAATCCCTCAACCAAAGCCGCGTATAGCGGAAAACAAGTCCAGTTCTTGAGCCTGCTTTGCCAAGCCGCCGGCCTATGCGGACAGTTTGCTGGATACCGCCAATGGAATGAGCTTGGGCGTGTGGTTAAGAAGGGTCAAAAAGCAGTCCGGATCTTCGTTCCAAAATTCAAAAAATCAGAGGATGGGCAAGAAGCAGTCTATTTTCGGATGGTAACCGTGTTTGCTTTTGAGCAAACAGAGCCGCTTCCTGAAGCCTCAGAAGGTGAGGTTGCCAATGGATGACTCTCACCCGTACCATTTCACTTGCGAAATAAAAGGCCTGCCAAAGTTCTATCTTCGGCTTAGCGGGTATGCGTCAGCATATGAGACGTTTAACAAATACAAGGCGCATCCGCGCATTGATCATCTAAAAGACGGGATTGAGCGAATGCGGAACCGAGTCAATGTGCAAAAAACGCTGGAAATTGAATTGAGCGAAGAAGTTACAAGCAACCGCTCACAATTTAAATTTTTCTGCGTGTCGACCGTCGACGGTGACGGATGGTGGGCGGAAAAAATAACAAAGCGTTGGGGCTCAACGCCTAGCCACTGGATTCGTACCCGAGGCGCAACAGACCATGCCGAGTTACTCTTTAATCGAGAATGGCTTGCGACTTTTACCAAAATCTATGAGGCATACATTGATAGGGCCAAAGTAAAATTTTACTTTGCCGATGTCATGAACCTCAAGCGACATTTGGAAAAATCAGTCACAGAATGTTTGGAATATATCGACACAACGAAGCAATTTTTAGCAAAATTATAGAACACCGATGCAGTTATAGAAAGAGGAGAATTCATGACACACAAACCACGCGGCCCATGGCGGCCCACCCATTATCTATCCCCTGAACTCAGCACTGGCTGGGTACATGACGAATACAACCGCCGCATTCAAGCCGATTATTTGGCCCGATGGCAAGAGGAAAACCGGATTGAGCAGCTAAGCGAACTAGAAAAGACAATCGTTAACCTTGCGCCGGCTAGCAAGGGCGAAAGGTTGCTTTTTTGGTCACTGCTCGCCGCGCCCTTGGCAATGACAACCGGTTTTTTGGTGTGGCTGTGGGTTTTATAACGAACGGGCCAGTCGGGATCCCACCGCCCTGGCCCAAAAGATTTTAAAAATTTTTATCGACAATTTTTAGCAAATAATATAAGGGAATTTTATGAATTTAAACTTGATAGTTTTGCGGTCCCTTCTTTTGTTAGCTCGGGAGGCGCTTTTGCATCCAGGCGATTTGAGCGAGGCCGGAAGGCGTTTGCTTATTGAAGAGATTGAGGAATGCGCGATGCAGATGGGATGGAAAAAATGAAACCTTCAACGATTGTACCGATTATTGAAACTTCCGAAATGGGAAGATTTTTAAACGTAGTTTCGCCTGGCAAGCTCGGGCATGGTGACGAGTCAAAGACTCCCGCGCTTGCGGTTCAGGAGTTCTATGATGAGAATGAATGGGAGATCCGGCGCCATTTATGCTACAGGCTGGAGATGCTCTTTTCTGATCAACCTCTTGAGATGAGAGCCCGCTATTACACGTTGCGGACCGGCCGAGCGATTCCGAACGTCAAGACGATCGATTATTTTTGCAGGTTGTTCCAAGTCGACCCAGATTGGCTGGTTTTCGGCTACCAAGACGGCGCTCAGATTGACGACCCCATCGAGTTCACCCCACCGCCTACCACGGTTTGGCCACGTCCTCTCAGGGTGTTTATGCGCGACAATGGACTAAGGTTTATTGACATGTCCAGGCTGACCGGCCTGCACTATTCGAACTTTTCCAGCATTTTTTCAGCAGTCGAGAATCCGAAGGGTTCATTTCGGACGGTGTGGACATTGTCAAAATGCCTCAACCTAACATTGAAGAAGTTATTTTATGACGTTGATTGACACGCAAGTCCTCGATGAGGACGACAATAATTTTGCAGTTTGTCCTGTCTGTCATGATCCCGAGAACGGCGAAGCCCTGGATTGGTGGGTTGGGGATGAGGCGGATGGGAGCCCGAGGTTTGTCGGGCCTATTTGTCAGGATTGTTTATTTGAGCGTTATTAATGCCAAGCTGAGCCCGAAGGTTTTTTCATGTTTCCCCTTCGGGTTTGGCTGGCTCCATTGAGCGAGTGATTTGATGAAAGCCAAAACCTATACACCAGCTGGCGTGACAGGAACGATCAGCGAACTAATTCAGAAAAAAATTATCAGATCAAGGAGTATTGGGATTCAGGGAAAAAAGAATGGCAAGCCGCGTCCTGCTTTTTATTTTGAGTCAGATATTTCGCCGAACTGGATAATAAAGGTTCCTCATTCAGTATGGCTTTTGTACAGTGATTTACCGGACACAACAAGCAACGCGATGAAAGCTCTTCTTTCGTCGATTGATTTCCGAGTGGAGATAAAATGACATTATCAAAAGACAATCCACTTATTAAGTCCGGCTTGCTGACCGAGGCCGGGGATGAAGCATGGTATCCGATGGAGCACTTGAATTTTTCTCGTCGCATTCAGTTTGTACGCGTTGGCAGAGAGATTTTTTTAAGCACCTTTCTTGCGAAAGGGAATTTCAGATTTACAGATTTTGGTGATGACACCTTGATTCTTCATCACGATTGCAATTTTTATTATTCTTTGTTTCCAAAATTTTTAAACGAACCGGAAGTGTTTGGGCACATGATTTCCAAAACCATGATGGAAACACCGATTGGCAGGGTTGTTTTTTCTACAGGTTCTGAAGGGGTTTATTCTTTGAACACATTTGGAATTTTGGAAAGATATTCCAGCCATTTTTGGATGGCCCAAACGCTTGAGGCTTACGAGGAAGAACTAAATAATCTTGGTCAGTCAGTTTTAGAAGATGATTCATCGAGCGACTTTTCAGCAAATTCAGATCCGTTTTTAAAAACACCGTCGAGTCGCAGTTTGTTTTTTCGTAAGATTGTCGATGACGCATTTTCACGTTTCAACATCATTCTCAAAAATGATTTGGATACCGTTTATCCTTTGAGCCATGACTCTCTTAAGTGGCAATACTTGCAACTTGTACGCAAAAGAATTCTGTCATTTCAACCCGTCAAATTTTGGCAGCTTGATGCTGCTTTTAATGCTGGGGTTTTAAACGAGGCTGAGGCCCAGGCTTATCTTGATGGCCTCGCGTACTATAACAGCCTGGATAAACCGAAGGAGGGAGCATGAAAATCAAATTCAAACTAGTGAAATTCGAGAAGGCTCTAGCGTTTCAAGTCTTGGAGATGGATGAGCGGTTTAGGAGAAAAGACGATGCGAAAGATGAATACATCTTCAAAGCGTCAAACTTAATGGAAATCATAAGCATTTGCGAACCTGATCTTTTAGGACCTTGGAGTTTAGGAGACTTGACAATATGCCTGCGAGGCACAAAAAAATATAAAGACTTTAAAGTAGATGCATTCTTGTTCCAAGATAATTACCAGCGCGACGAATGCCATGATAAAATCATTAATGCACTACGCGAATGGGCTGAGAAGTGGGAAGGTTGGAACAATACAGAATCGCCAGCAATAGATGGTGACGTGTTCACGTTCTGAGGGGACGATTTATGAAACAAAAAGAACCGATGGAAAAATTTTTTGCACGAGCAATTTTTGAGGAGTCAATTTTAAATAGCCTGCTTTTGCCTCAGATCCCCTCTTTTACAGATTTCTTCAGGATTGATGAAGTGCCGGAAGATATGGATGAGATTGAAAAGCTGCTGCTTGATGCTGCAAATAGATTAGGCTGGTAATTGTTTATGGTGCTTCAGAATTATCAGATATTTTATTCTCTGGGAAATAAGGTAACAGTTATTCTTTTATCATAGTTAGGAATTTATATGACTTACGGTTTTGAATCGCTAATCTGCACCGCCCCGAACGAATGCCAGAAGCTCGGCGAGATTGTCGTCTCGTGTGTGATGTCCAGCTGGCAATTTTGGCTTGCGATTGTCGGCGTGTCGCTTGTTATGTCGATACTAACGAGGCCGAGGGTTCGTGTGAATGTTAAAGGCGTTGGTAAGCAGGTGAGGATAAGGAGGACAAGATGAAGTCGTTAGAAACAATGAAGGATAAGGAGGACAAGATGAAGTCGTTAGAAACAATGAAGGATAAGGAGGACAAGATGAAGTCGTTAGAAACAATGAAGGATAAGGA